ACTGGAAGCAAATTAAGTACCTGCTAAACTGTCTAGTAGACGACGGCTTGGCATTTAAGACAGTAGGACGCCGAGGAATACGCGTTAAGTATTGGCCCGTCGGCGGCCTCGAATTATTGATAAAACAGGAGCGAATGAGAAATGGCAGAAGCGAACACCCTAGACCTTAGAGGTCACGAACAAGTTTGTAACAGAAAGCAAGCGGAAGAATACGCCGCGTTTAAAGGGTACTCTATGATGTTTTTCGGGTACTCGGAAGAACCGCAAGACGTATCACCCGATTGTTATCTCCACGAGGGTTTTAAAGTTAACCCGCTACTGACTAAAGAGGAAGTCGACCTGTTGAAAGGTAGAATGGATTGTCGCGACTGTGACGGTAGCGGGGTCTTCTATCAGATAGAGGGCACCCCGTGTGCGTGCATTACCAATGACTAAACGTCATTACTTCCTAGTAGTCGTAGCGTGGCTTTTAATATTCCACGCTACGGGCATTATACCGCTATAAGGAGCGAAACCGATGGAAAAGAACGTTAAAGAAGCATACGAACTGTTAGGGTTCACAGAGGAAAAACCTAGTAATAGCGGAAAATACATCTGCGTATGTGGGGAGTCCGATTATCAACCATACCAAGCGACCGTCTGTATAGGTGCGGGGTTAGTAAAAGACTCGCATTTAGGTGCTACAGATTTAAACGCGTATCACGACAACCTCGTTGACTTGATGTACAAACGTATCAGCGACTAACCCCGCAAACCCCACCGTGCTATAATAGCCGCATTACCCTTTACTGAGTTTGCGGCTATGTCAGATCCATACCCTGCCTTTATTGATAAATATCAACCGAAAATACGCGACGCTATTCTCAAAGTATGGGAAGAGTTGCGCAAATCCGTATCGTACAAAGAACTAGAGACCGCGCTCGTCACTCGTGGCGTTAACGGTATGATGGAATACTTAGACGACTTGGAACCGATCACCCGTGCGTTACTCATGCCCGAGCTACAGCAAGCTATGGACGAGTCAGGGCGGCTAGTCGTGGAAATCCTACCGACAGGGTCGATCACGATTCCAGGTTATACGCCGTCGGTACAGTTTACGAACCCGTATACGGTGCAAGCTGTGCAAGAGTATTCATTCAACCTGATCCGAGACCTAAGCAACGAGACGCGCGAAGCGGTGCGCCTAGCCGTTACGACTGCCGTTTCGCAAGGACGACCACCCGCAGCAATCGCACGGGACTATAAGCAGACGATAGGCCTAACGGTTAAGCAAGAGCAAAGCGTGCAGAATTACCGCCGATACTTGGAAACCTTAGACCGTCAAGCCTTGCAGCGTCAGTCGCGTGACAAGCGTTCGGATCGCACCGTAGAGCGTGCCATACGCGACGAAAAGCCGTTACCTAAAGCAACTATCGATAAGCTGGTCGCAGCGTTTAGGCGTAAGCGTGAGGCCGAGCGTAGCCTAACGATCGCCCGTACGGAATCCATGTCCGCTATGGACTTAGGGCAAGATTTAGCGTTGGAACAGTCTCGGGGCGACGGTGCGCTGGTTAACAACCTGATACAGTTCTGGAACGTAACCAAGGACGGAAGGCAACGAGACGCACACGACGTGGTGCCGTCGATGAATAGTAACGGCGTACCATATGGCGGGTATTTCCAGACACCGCTCGGACCGCTCCGATATCCTAGAGATCGCAAATACGGTACGGCGGCCAATGTGATCAATTGTCGCTGTCGTCGTAGTTTTAAGCGTGGTTAGGGCTACACACGGTAACACATAGACCGCTCAGAGTAACACTCGGTAACACATAAGCATTACGATACGACGTACAGAGTTACACACAGTAACACCGGGTAACACTCGTAAAATTACCGCAAAACCCTTACGACACGGGGCTTACCTTACGGAGTTACACAGTTACACTACTATTAAAGATTATTAGAAAGAATGTATAAAAGAATAAGAAAATATATAAATTAAAATATAGGCTCTATAAGGAGTTTACTGTTACTACCGCAACGATGAGGATTAAACATGGCTAAGTCATACAAGCCGACTAAGGGTATGGTCGCAGCAGCGAAGCGCGGACTAAAAGCTCGAGAGGACGCCGGTGGGAAAGGCGGACTCGATACCAAGCAAGCGGGAAAAGCGGGGATCGGCTCGGGTGTTGCGCGTGCTCGCGATATCGCAGCGGGCAAATCTCTGTCACTGGAAACCGTCAAGCAAATGGGCCGATGGTACTCACGACATAAGAAAAACTACACGCCAGGTGATGCAACCGACAAAGGTACGATCAGTCATTGGCTCTGGGGCTTTCCCGCTGCGCTCGGCTGGGTGCGTGACATATTGCGTCGCGAGGGTGTAGAATACAAGCTAGTCAAGCAACTGGACGAAATGATGAAACCAAAAAAAGGCGATAAGTTCAGCGTCGAGAACGACTGGACCGGTACAGCTACGAACGGACCGTGGAGTGCGGATATCGTGAAGTACGAAGAGTCTGGCAATACTGCAAAGGTTCTTACGACCTACGACGACGTAGAATATGAGTTCCCCGTCGAATCTATTACTAAGAACGAAACCACGGGTGTTTGGATTGCGGATGCGTCTGTGATTAACAAACATGTTGAACACCAGTATAAAATTTCCAAAGTCGATCAGGGTTTAGGCCTTGTCTTCGGTTGGGGACAAGTGACAAAAGAGCGAACCGAGAAAGGGCTTGAAGATTTTTACGACAGTGATAACGATTGTTTCGCCGAGGAAGGCCTAGTCGAAGCATGGGACGGTCTCATGTCGGAAGGTCGCGTACTCAAGGCGAACCACTGCGGCGATCAGATCGGCGACGTTGTATTTTGTTTCCCATTTACGGAGCAGATCGCGAAGTCGTTAGGCTTTGACGTCGATACGATCCCGCGTACCGGGACGCTCGTCGGGGTACGCCCACAGCCTGACATTTTTGCTAAATACGAGTCGGGCGAGTGGGATTCCTTCTCGGTCGGTGGTGACATCATCGATATGGAGGAACCCGAATAATGCGATTCGATGGTAAAACAACAAAGCGCCGTATCACTAAGTGGGAGCTTAACGAGCTATCCAGTGTGAAGTCTGGCGCACAAGCTCCGGCGAAAGCTACGATCTTGAAAATCAGCGCAAACGATAAGCGTGAAATGCTTTGCGCTGTGCTACGTGAAAAGTACGGGAAGAGTGGCGGGTCTACCACGCCGTGCGACGTTTGGGTACACGACTACGACGAGCAGTACGTGTGTTACTGGCTGGATAGTAAAACCTTCGTCGACGGTTACGGCCTGGTAGGTGGTAGTATTGAGCTCGAAGGTAAACCTGTCGAAGTACGTCGAAGCGAATACTACGAGTCGAACGACGGGACCAAGTTCTTTAAGTCCTCGGAGCACGTCGTTACGAGTATCGGCGGCGCTCTAACCGAAGCAGGTTTCACGCCTGACGAGACGGCAGTCGTTAAGACCGCAATCGACCCGACGGGTGACGTACCGGCGCAAATCGCCGCGCTCGCTGTGTCGTTCGGCAAAAATACTAGCCAAGAAGCGCAGGACGGTGGTAATATTGACCCGATTGTGAAACTCAACGGAGACACTGACATGTCAGACACACAAACACCTGAGCAAATTCAGAAAGACCTGGACGCGGCTAACGCTCGTGTTGCTGATCTTGAAGTGCTCGCGAAAATGTCGGACGGCGAAAAATCTTACATGAGTAAGATGTCGGAAGACGAGCAGAAAAAATTCAAAGGTATGACACCTGAAGAACGTAAGAAAGCGATGGGCGTTGCGAAAGCAGCCGACGAAACTTTTACGGACACTATGGGTCAGACCATTGCTAAATCTGAAGTAGGCGAAGCGGCGTTCGTGGTTATGAAAAACCAAAACGAACAAATCGCTAAGATGCAAGAAGACACAGCACAACGTGAAGCGTTAGAGCTCGTGAAAACTCTTTGCCCTAACCTACCAGGTGAAGCGAACGCTATGGCTGGCGCAATTCGTAAATGTCGGGCGTCACTGTCTGCGGACGAGTTTAGCGTACTGGAAAAAGCGCTTAAAGCTGGCGACAATGCAATGCAAGCGCGCACAGTAGCGAAAGCACACGATAAGCCTGTCGGTAGTGACGACGCTCAGAAAGCTTTCAACGACGGGATCGCTAAGATTCAGTCGGATAAGCAAATCACCAAGTCAGCAGCAATGCAGACCCCTGAAGGTCTGGAACTAGCTAAAACGCTCCGTGCTGCACAAAAAGAGGACGCTGAATAATGTCTGCTTCATACTACACATACACAAAGTCGATCGCTCTTGAAGCTCACGCAGCTCAAGAAGACGGTCTTGGCGTAGTGCTTGGCGCGGATAGCGCACACTACATGGCGAAGTCTGCGGCACCTTCAGCGGGCGGTACGGTAGCATACATCACGTCTAAAACCGCAGCGGCGGCAGGTGATCAGCTAGACGTGGCAGTCGTTGGCCTTGGTGAAGTAGTTCAACTACGCGCCGATGGTGCGATCGATCACGGTGAAAAGGTAATGGTTAAAACCAACGGCCGTTTCATCAAAGCGACGTCAGGTAACACAGCGCAATACGAAGCAGTTCAAGCGGCCGAATCTGGCAGCGTGTTCTCAGCCGTTCGTATTGAATCAGTAACGGTATAACGGAGTAAGTAGATATGCCTATTAATCAATCGTACCGTGACGTACATGTAGACACGCTACTGTCGAACTTCTCTGTAGCGTTATGGCAAGATACGTCGGTATTTGTTGGTACTCGTTTCTTCGGCGTTCAGAACGTATCGAAAGCAAGCGACTTGTACAAAGTATTCCCGCAAGGTTTCTTTAACCGTGCGGTTAAGTCTCGCCGTGCTGAAGAAGGCGTCGCGAATAGCATCGGTTACAAAACGAAAGAAGAATCGTACTCGTGTCAAGACGACGCGCTGCGTATCTTCGTTTCAGACCGTAAGCGTGCGAACACTGATCAGCAAGAGCAGCTAGACCAGGCGTCGACGACTGTTGTAACTGAATCAATTCTTATCGGTAAAGAGCAAGAGTTCGTAGAGAAATTCTTGACAGCGGGTAAGTGGGCGAAAGATTACCAAGTTGGTACGGATGCCATGCCGGCTTCTGCGACTAAGAACTGGTCAGACCCTACAGCGGAAATCGAAGCCGACGTCGTCATGCTGGCGGAAGAGTTCGTACTGCAGTCAGGTGGTCGCAAACCTAACAAGATCCTAATGACGCTTGACGTGTACAACATTGTACGCCTTCACCCGTCTATCAAAGAGCTTGTAAGCGGTGGTTCAACGACTGCAATGCCTGCGAAAGTGATGAAACAGAAACTAGCTGAACTGTTCGAAGTTGACGAAGTTGTGGTAATGCAATCAATCGTTAACCTTGCGAACGACGAAGTGACGGACATCTCAGGTAATCCGACAGCGAATAACCAGTTTATCGCGTCCGGTAAGTTCCTGATGGTTTACGTAGACGGTGCGGGCGGTCTTATGGCTCCAACTGCAGCGGCGACGTTCGTACATAGCGAATACATCCCTATGGGTGTGGACAACGGTCCGGCAATTCGTCGTTACCGTGGTGAAGCTGGCCAGAAAGGTGAGTACATCGAAGCTGAAATGTCTATCGACCAGAAGCTTGTCGCACCAGATTTAGGTCTGTTCTTGTACGACATTGCTTAACGGTCTACGGACTTGAAGAACGCCCTGCTTATGCGGGGCGTTTTTATTTGTAACGGGCTAGTGTTATACTAGTCGTACATACCATAGGAGCATGAACCCCATGACACGAGTTAAATTAATCGATTCTGCTAAACCACATTGGGCATCACGTCGTTTTAAGATGGACGGCGTAGAGTACAAGCAGGGCGAAAAAGTAGACCTGACCAAGTTAGAAGAACGCATCGTAAAGCGTTTAATTAAATTCCGCTATGTGACATCGATCGCCCCTAAAGGCGCACCCGTAGCGGAACCCGTAGCGGAACCCGTAGCGGAACCCGTAGCGGAACCCGTAGCGGAACCCGTAGCGGAACCCGTAGCGGAACCTGTAGCGGTGACCGATACGAACGAGCTTGCTGGTACGCTGGTACACGTAAGCGGTGGCCAGTACGAAGTGCAAGACGCAGACGGTAAGAACCTGCTACCCGCTCGCGTGAAAGGTAAAGACATGGCGCGTATGGCTGCGGAACAGATGGGTATTAAAATCGTAGAGTAGTAAACGCTGAACCCGTGTAGTAGAATGAGAGCGTAGCAATAGTGCTGCGCTTTTTTTTTATAAACGGAGGTTGCGAGATGGCAACTAGCATTATGAAATATTTTGAATACTCACACTTACCTGAACACTTACAGGAAGTATCTAAACCGATCGGGGAACTCGCGAAGTCAATGAATGACTCACTTCCTGACGGTGCTGAGAAAATCGCAGGCTTGCGTAAATTGCTTGAAGCTAAAGACTGTCTAGTACGTGCGAAGCTAGAAGATGTTTAATCCAAAACGTGCTTATCACGAAAAGAAGCTAAGAGAAGCTATTGAATATCTTTACCCGGACGATAAGAGTAGAGCTGAATTGGTACGTAAGGCCAATAATGAAACTAGAATAGGATCGTTTATTGATTGCGGTAGTGAGATTCTTTTAACTGAGGTACCGCCTGTTGTTCCATATTCAGTCCAGTCGGTATTGATGGTATTGAAGGGAGTTAGCAATATTACAGATGACGGTCAGTCGAGCACGGAAAAGGTAGGCTCTCACGGCGCAAAGTGGAAATAAACGCTAGATAGAGTAAAGCCCGCACGAAGCGGGCTTTTTGTTGTCAGGTTCCCACTGACTCCGATATTGTAACTTATTTTGGCTTGTCCGATTTTAATCGGGGCTCGTAAAGTGATTCAAAATATCTAAACTCAACACTTTGTAAGTAGTCGAAAGATAGCTCCGTCTTACGACATCGACGCGTCCACAACCACTTACAAAGTATTGCTCGTCTTTCCGAGCTGTCACAAGTTATGTATTTTCTTTTCTCGACGTGCTTGCCAACTTGAAACGTCCATCCGTCATAGTAGCTATAACACTACTTATCAGCGTCTTTCCGCTTGTCCATATAGTCACGGGTATTAAGGAGTAGACCCGCCTATAATGGTGCTGTTTTTGTCCTATCTCAACGACCTAGTAGGGTGTGCACGACCCTCTCGGCTTAAACTTCCTTGCGGCGTGTCTTAATTGTTGCCGTATCTCTACGGCGAAAGGTGCTTCGGTATTATATCACACTGTACAGATTCCAAATATCTGCGCGTTTAATTGTGACTTTATGGTCACGTTGCGTTAGTGCACTATCGAATGCGCTTGACCAAGTCCTAGATGTGATAATCGAAATACCGTTAACAACTATCATCATAAGCGCTAAGAGTAGGTAAAACATGTAAACCTCCTTAACCCTCGAATCTAAATATACGCACCACTGTAACGCATGTCAACACCTTAAACGCGTGATATACTAAAAATATTATATATCAACCGAGCACTTCACATGATTATACCTACCACCGTGGATATGGTACGCGATTTATTAATCGGAGCCGACCAGTCGATTTTTGACGATGCGTATATCAGACGTCAGATCGACAACGGTATGAACGCAATCGACACGGCTATCATGATCGCAGAATCTAGCGCGACACTGTACGCCACTAAACAAGATCTTAAAGTTGGCCCTATCTCGCTCAGTAACTCGCAAAAAGCTAAAGCGTGGATGGATATCAAAAAGAACCTTATATACCGTAAGAACATCGGCGCGGGCTTACCGAACGACGGGTCGTCCCTTAGCGGCGGATCGGTTTCGCTAGGCGGTGGCGTGCAAACAGGTGTCAGTCGCCAGGATATGCGCAGCACGTCGGCTAATCCTGACCGAGCGGATAACCAGTTTGAACTCGGTCAGTTCGATAACCCGAACGGCGCACCGACTGGCGACACGTACAGTGTGAGACAGGAGCAAAGCGATCGTGAGTAACGTACTTGATGTAGTGGAAGGCGTAGCGGAAGCCCTCGCCGAAACGGGGGAAGACGGACAGATCATTAAGACCGTACGAACTCGCGACCCGAGCAACCCGACACGCATGATCACCGTTACGACCACATACAACGCCCGTATGTATTTCGATTCACCACGAGCCGGATACGTAGCGCAAGGCGTATCTGTGCAGCGTAACGCCACGTTATACGTTGACTGGTTGTCATTGGTGGACGTCGCGACGGGGTTACCCGCTAACAGTATCGTAAACGGTGAACCGGTGTTTAACGTAGTAACGTCTCAAGACGACGTCGCGGTACGTGCGAACGGTACGCGCTTGACCCTGTTAGTGAATATCGGAACGAACATAAACGGGGTCACGGTGATGGGTCAGCATGAGGTCGCGTCATAATGTCCTACAAGGAAGATATTGCAGCGGCTAAACTTCAGATCGAGAACGTGACGAACGAAGCGATCATCGATGTGACGCTGCGTATCCATGCAACGCTGGTCAGTAACCCGCCCGCCGGTACGCCGATCGACTTCGGTTGGGCGTCTGCTAACTGGTTTATAAATATCGGAAGCCCTACGACGGGTAACGGTGGCCAGCTAGAGAAAGAAAACCCCGCCGCGGTTACAGCCCGTGAAGCACAACAGGGCGCTACGGTCGCAAGGTTCGTGACGGGTTATGATTATACGTCGGGTCAAACGGTACACGTAGGTAACAACGTTCCGTACATTAACCGACTAAATAACGGATGGTCCGACCAAGCTCCTGCGGGGTTTGTCGACGACGCAGTGCAGGAAGCCGTGACGTGGGCGAATAGCCGTTAGCGTAACGCGTCTAGTATCAGCGAATAACGTAGTCGGTCGCAACATAGTCTTTGAAAACATGGAGACGATCAGAACATTTCAACCAAGGTTCCTCGCTTAGTAACATTGCTGCGTCATCAATGTTATCACAACCCGTATCTACACTAGTACCACCATCTTGCGGAGTGATATGAATCGTGGTGCGGGATTCATCTACAGGTGCGAAGCTCAGCCTATGCGTCCACACGTTAGTACACAATTGAGGAGTAGGCATAGTTCTAAACACTTCCATACTTAACGTGTTCCCGTTTATAACTTGTGCTGCCACACCAGACGCCGTAAGGTTGATATAACACAGATCCGCCGTTAAGCTCGACAACTCAGTACACACCGCAAACAGTTCAACGTCAGGACGTCTCTCCGCTAGGAATGCTTTAGCCGCTATCACCATGGCACCACCTCCCGCGGCAGGTTCTTGCAGTGTTACGTATCCTTTTCTAGCAGTGGCGTCATCTACGTCTTGCATCGTTACCTGTGCTGTAAGTTTGCAAAGGTCGTACGGTGTGAAGAATTGACCTAGGTCTTTACTACCCATGTCTAGTTCCATGAGGCACTCCCCCAAGAAATCTCCGTTATTATCTCGTTGTGCCATGTATACAAGAGCGAGCATGTGAGAGAACGAGTTCGCTTCTTCCTTGGAATATTTACCGACAACAGACATGTATTGTTTTTCGTACTCGTCATTTCGAAAAGGCGTACTGTTATTTATGATCGCGCAACGCGCCATTGTGGCGAAATCGGTAAGCACGTCCCACCGTGACGACGTGCAGCCTATAGAGTTCATCGTTTTAACGAACTCTGATTTGCACTCAGCGTAATTCATATTGTTTCTGCTCCAACTGTGCGATTAATATTAAGGTTTCACGTAGCGACGAAGGCCATTCGTTTGCTTTTATCTTATTCAAACGAGCGTTAACTCCTCTCGACACACAAAACAGATTGTCGATGGTAGGGTTTAATAACTTATCGGGTGCGCGGTCGAAGAACCTTACAATGTGGTTTTTCGGTATGGGGCCGTGTTCAGACTCCCACACAAGATGTTGTTTTGGCCGCCACTTCTTATGTGCGACCTTGACAAGTAAATAACCGTCTTTGGAGCATATGCGTGTATCTCCTACGTTACGAGTGTTAAGCGGTTCCGCACCTTTTTTAAACTGAGTGGTCGCGCTACGTCCTGATGACGGGTGTGATTTACCTGCATTCCACGGTTGCTGACCTTTAAGGTACTGACCGTTGCGTCCCGATTTAATTCCGTGACGC